GCTGACGGATTGGTGGGCGTTTCCTGATAACACGCTCTGGCTCATCTCCAGCACGGAATTACGCGGGGCAGAGTTGCGAGTGTGGGGCACGCTCAAACAGTTGTTCAATCGCGCTCGCAAGATTCATCCAGATTTGCCGGGCAGCGTTCTGGAATCTCGTCACGCAATCACCACGGAGGAAATCTCGGATGACAATAAGAAGGCGAGGCTTTTGACCAAGGGGCTGATCTTCATACCCTGTAAAACTAACGGGAAGTGGGTAGGACTTGGATGTTTCCCTGCTGGAAGCTTAGTAGATACACCTTCAGGTCCAAGAAAAATTGAAGACATTGAGCAGTGGGATTATGTCCTGAACTGTGCTGGCTGCGCACGAGTTAGGAGAACGAGCGTGCGAAAAGCGAAGCAACTCGTGCGTGTGACATTAGCTGATGGGCGCACCCTCGATTGCACTCCGGAGCATCCCATTTTTACGGACACGGGTTGGCAACATGCTATTGACATAGGTTCTCAATCCGTTGTATTCTCGGCAGATGAAGCAATGCAAATCCTGCAAGAAGCCGATTGCCGACGGGAGGAAGCTTTATTGCAGTCCGAGTTGCTGCGCACAAGCAAACCTGAAGCCTTGCAAGTGGTGCGGAAACACTTTCATTCCCTCCGAAAAGCGGGTGGCTTTTTGCGCCAGGTCTTGCGCAGCGAGCTGGAAGTGGGCGCAACCGGAAATAGCCGAGAAGTTCAGGAACAATCGCGCCGATCCATCAGTCGTAAGTCGAAAAGTAAGCGAAAACATCTTGGCCAATCCAGCGGAACGGAAACGGCGCAGCGAGAGAATGCGAAAGCTAATCAAGGACGGAAAGCTGGGCCGGTCGAAATCATGGAAGGGAATCGGTTCTGGTATGATTCCAAAGGCAGAGTCCGTAATGTGCTCCCTGTTTCCAAAAGCAAAACACAATTACAAAATCCTGACTGGGTTGTCATCCAAGCAGGGGAACCCACAGCAGTACTGGCTGGATTTCGCGTGGCCGGACATAAAGTTGGACGTGGAGGTGGACGGCCCGTATCACAACCAACCGGAGCAAAGAAAAAAGGACGAAGCGAGAACCAAATTCCTTTCGGAACTAGGGTGGTTGGTGTTGAGGTTCTCAAATCGGTGGGTGCGCCGAGAGCCGGAAAAGGTAAAGGCTCTTATCAAGTCTACAATCTCGAAGTTGAAGGCCACCCATCCTACTCAGTGAACGGTGTTCTAATTCACAATTCTTATCAGGGAATTAAGGGAGGTTCCCTCAACGCACGCCTTGGCCATTTCGGTGACGAGGTTCAATCAATGTTCCCATCGTTCCTTGATGCTTACTCCAACTGGTATGGGAAACAGAATTTCAAGGGCATCATGGCGGGCAACCCGAATGACCTTGAGGATTGTCTGTGCATAGCCGCTGAACCTGTGGATGGCTGGGCAAACTGGAAGGACACGCAAAAGACGCAGACATGGCGTAGTCGATTTTACGATGCTGCCGTAGTGTCGTTCGACGGTCGGGATTCTCCAAACATGGACGTGCCGGAAACGGAGAAGGCCCCTTTCCCGTATCTCATAGGTCGCAAGAAGTTGAAGGCTGTGGAGAAGACCCACGGCAAGGACTCGTGGCAGTACGCCTCCCAATGCACTGGAAAGCCAAGGCCGGGAGCAATGGCGAATCGCGTCATTACCCGCCAGCTTTGCGAGGAGCACAACGCTTTCGAGGATGTCATATGGTCCGGAAAGCCGTTGGTTCGCATTGCCGCTTGCGATGCCGCTTATGGTGGCATTGGAGGTGACGATTGCATCATGGGCCACATAGAGTTTGGGGAGGACGTGGACGGAAGGACAATTCTTGCCTGTAATCCTCCGGTGCTGGTTCCGGTCAGTGTCACCAAGAAAGGATTGCCGGAAGAACAGATTGCCAACTTCGTGAAGGACTACTGCCTGTCCTTTGACATCCCTCCTGAGAACTTCTTTTTTGATGCGAGGTCCACGATGGCCATCACGTTTGCCCGCATCTGGAGTCCTTCGGTTAATGTCGTGGACTTCGGCGGCGCAGCCACGCCAAGGCCGGTCTCAATGGACACCTTCGTCTGGGATGGTGATACGCAGACAAGAAGACTTCAAATGTGCAACGAGCTTTACAGCAAGTTCGTCACGGAACTGTGGTACTCCATCTACTACATTATCGTCGGAAACCAAATGGCTCGTCTCCCGCGTGAAGTGGCCGATGAAGGTTGTAAGCGAGAATGGAAGCTGGTTCGTGGTAATCGCATTGAGATTGAAACGAAGAAGGACATGAAACTGCGCACTGGGCGGTCGCCAGACAGGTTCGACTGGCTGGTTACAGCGGTAGAAGGCGCAAGGCGACGCGGATTCGAGATGATGAGCATGGCCAGTGTGGCCACGGATGAAGGAAACGACTTCTGGCTTGAACATGCGCTGGAAAAGCACAACAAATGGGCCAAGCGGCATGAACTGAAATACGCATGAACGACTTCTCTGAAACCCAAACCCCAAATGGTGGTTGGCAGTGGTATCAGCCCCAAACTAAGTTCCGAATAGACCGCAACTCCAAGCCAAGCTCTGTTTCAGTGACGCTGGATCAAGTTGCCGAGATCGTGCAGAAGCATCGCCTGCAAAATCCGCAGTTCGATCTTCCCACCGTGTTTCTTCAGGTGCGTCAGGAAATCCTGAATTACAACCGGCAACGGTTGGGAATGCCACCCGCTGATAACCCCCCAAAATCTTTACCGCAGCAGCCCAAACACGCGGCGGCTGTTGCGGGTCACGTCGGTAAGACCGCTGCCGGTATAAGGCTGGTTGTCGATTGGCTGGGGAGCGGGCTAAGACCTGTGCCTCGCGCTGAAGCTGAAGCCCGTGCCATCATCTGCGCCACTTGTCCACAGAATCAGACTGGCGATCTGTGGCAGAGATTGGATGCCAAGGCTGCTGACGGCTTGAAGCGCCTGATTTCTATCAAGAGCGAGATGGCGCTCATGACTTCTCAGGATTCCAACCTAAAGACGTGCGTGGCGTGCGATTGTCACTTGCAGCTAAAGGTACACACGCCGATGAAGCACATTCTTGAAAACACGGGTTCTGAAGTGATGGAGAAGCTGGATCGGCGTTGCTGGATTCTACACGCATGACAGTGGTATTCCCCTTTTTTCAGGGTGACGTTATCGCCCTGCGCGAACTCCTGCTTTGGATAGCCCAGCTTGGCTGCTCAAAGAATCACGAGGCGCTTTTGGTCGCCGACACTGCCACGCAATGGAGCGATTGTCTGAGCCTCTTGGAAATGGCGCTGCCAGCATTTCATGATGTGCGACTAATCTGCACGGAACAACCCGTGACAGGGTGGCCGCAAGGATCTAACGCACTGTTTCGTTGTGCTGCCGAAGAGATGGCCAAGCGAAACCAGCCATTCCTATGGATGGAACCGGATGCCATTCCGCTGCGCATTGGATGGTTGGATTCAATTTCCAAAGCCTACGAGCAATGTGGAAAGCCGTTCATGGGGCGTACCTACAGGAGCACCGATCCGGGAGTGCCATCAACCATGCTCAGCGGTATCGCGGTTTATCCTGCCGATACAATGAACCGGATTGGCGCACTGCTTAACGGACGCGCCTTCGATGTTTCCATTGCAGATGGGGTGGTTCCACAATCGGCGCACACGAAGTTGATACAGTGGTTTTGGGGACAGCCAAAGCTAGCCCCCACGTTCGCCAAGAAGAAAGAAACCAATTCACCAATCAACACGTTCACGCTGGAGACGCTGGAATCTGAGGCGGTGATCTTCCACCGGAACAAGGATGGCACCCTCCTGTCGTTGCTGCGCAATCGGATGTTCCCGTGTCACCATGAAGTGCCCTTGACCATCGTCATGTCGTTCTTTCGGAATGATGCCGTGCTTGCGGCAAAGACTCTGGATTGGGTAAGGCGACTTGGCACCCCGCCGACCTATGACATCCTGCTAAATTACGAGGTTGGAACCCCAGCCCCACTCGTTTCTTCCGTGGTGAAAACAGCCTCACAGGCATTTGCCCATGTCTATCAGACTCATTATCGCCGTCCGACTCGCGGCATGAACGCTCCAACAGTTGCCTTCATTCATGCTGCTATGACGATGCAGGTGTCCGAAAGGCCGTTTCTTTGGATGGAACCGGACACTATCCCGATAAAGTCCAACTGGCTTTCCGTGTTGCAATCGGAATATGACCGGTGTGGAAAGCCGTTTTGCGGGCCGATTGTGCCATTCCGCGGGCACATGAATGGAACAGGAATTTATCCTGCGAACACGCCAGAGCGTATTCCGGCTACGATGCGTTCACCGGGGGAAGTATGGGACTGGAAGATGCGCCATGAAATGATTGCGGACTGTCATGACTGCTCCAAGGTCTTCTTTCACACTTGGGGCGAGATTGGCGGGAAGCTGCATCCCACCGATGGACCGGCTCCGAACTTCCGGAACCCAGGGCTGTTTGAACAAATCCCGGAAACCGCTGTCATCATGCACCGCTGTAAGGATGGATCGCTGATTGATGAATTGACCAAACGATTATGAACACCGAAATCTTCATCGTCAGTTGTGGACGACATTTTCCATGGTTGGAGTATTGCCTTAATTCGATTGACAAGCATGCGACCGGATTCTCGGGCGTCACCGTGCTCATCCCGGCCTATGATCTGGATGCGTTCATGGCGATGGGCCTGAAACTTCCATCCACCAACCTGAGGATTCGAGTAGGCGACGAGTGGACCAACAAGGGAATGCTCTGGCACATGGCGATGATAATGAATTCCGACGAGTGGTGCCCGGAAGCTGACTTCATCCTGCATACGGATTCAGATTGCGTGTTCTCGGAGCCAGTAACGCCAGACGATTATTTCAAGGACGGTAAGCCGGTGTTAATGCACGCCACGTTCAAATGGCTTATTACACAGCAAGCCAACCATGGAATGTGGAAGGCGGCGGCGGAAAAGGCGCTTGGGTGGAAAG